GCAAAGGATAAAGCGTTAAATTGTAGGCTATTAGATGATGTTTACAGAAGCCGAGCACTTACGATTGATGCTCAGTTAGCATTGGAAAGTAAAGATAAATATAATGTAGTTGAAGATAATGACAATGAAGGAGATGAATGATATGGAAGAACTCAGTAATATTAAAACACCGTGGAGTACGGTTGGATACCTAACCTACAAACGCACATACTCTCGTCGTCTTGATGAGAATAACCTAAACTCTGAAACAGAAGAATGGGTTGATACAGTGAATCGCGTAGTCAAAGGTGCACAGAAGCAACTAAAATGCGGCTTCAATCAAGATGAAGAACTTCAACTAAAGAAGTATCTACTAGAACTGAAGGGTAGTGTAGCAGGCCGGTTCCTTTGGCAACTAGGTACTCGTACAGTTGATAATCTTGGTATGAGTAGTCTTCAGAATTGTGCGTTCTGTGTAGTTGATGAACCAGTACGTCCTTTTACGTGGGCCATGGACATGCTGATGCTTGGGTCGGGTGTAGGTTATAATATTACAAAAGAGAATGTAGATAAACTACCAAAGGTACGGAAGAACTTTAAGGCTCCAGTTCGTATTGATAATAGTTCTGCTGATTTCATTGTTCCTGATACTCGTCAAGGTTGGGTTGCTCTACTAGGTAAGACTCTTAAAGCTGCCTTCCTTTCTCATGAAACAGGCAACCAGACATTTACATACAGCACACAACTGATTCGCGGTAAGGGTGCATTGATTAAAGGCTTTGGCGGAACAGCATCAGGTCCAGAAGATTTGTGTTGGGGTATCGAGCAGATTTCAAAAGTAATTGAAAAACGCAGAGGTAAGAAACTTCGTCCAATTGATGCTCTGGATATTATGAATATTATTGGTGCAATTGTGGTTGCTGGTAATGTTCGCCGTTCAGCACAGATTGCAATTGGTAGTCCTGATGATGTTGAGTATTTGCTATCAAAGCGTTGGGATATGGGAACAATTCCTTCATGGCGTGCAATGAGTAACAATAGTGTAATCTGTAGTGATACTTCAGAGTTGCATGATTACTTTTGGGATGGTTACGAAGGTAAAGGAGAACCATTTGGTTTGATTAATTTAGAACTTAGTCGTAAGGTTGGACGACTAGGAGAGGATCAATATCCTGATCCAGAGGTACAAGGATATAATCCGTAAAATGTATGCGGATTTAAAATCTCTTCTGATTGACTTGGAAGCCTACTACAAGGCGACAGGGCGCAAGGGTAAAGCCAGCGTGAGAGACTAAGCGAAGAGAAGCCTAAAGGTTATGCGATAGTCCAGCGCACAAGACGATACGTAGGTGTAACTCGTCAGTGTGAGGTGCAGAACAAAGTCTAGCTAACTTTGAAACTTGTTGTTTGGCTGAAGTATTTCTACCAAACATTACAAATTATGAAGAACTACTAGATGTTATTAAGTTGTTATATCGTGTGAACAAGCATAGTCTTGCAATTAAGAGTCATGCAAAAGAGACCGAAAAGATTGTTCATAAGAATATGCGTATGGGTATTGGTATGACTGGTGTATTACAGGCTACAGAAGAACAGCGTAATTGGTTGAACAATGCTTATGAGGAACTTCGTAAATTTGACAAAGAGTATAGTGCTTCAAATGGTTTCAGTGAAAGTATTAAACTATCTACTTGCAAACCGTCTGGAACATTGAGTCTTCTTCCGGGTGTTACTCCGGGGATTCACCCAGCCTACAGCCAGTTTATGATTCGTCGTATTCGTATTAGTTCTAATCATGCTCTTGTTGGAGTCTGTAAAGATCATGGGTATCATGTAGAGTATCAACGTAATTTTGATGGCACAGAAGATCGTAGTACCGTTGTTGTAAGTTTCCCTTTCTCTTACCCCAAAGGTACTGTTCTTGCAAGTGAAATGACTGCAACTCAACAACTAGAGGAAGTTAAGAAACTGCAAAAAGATTGGTCAGACAATAGTGTAAGTTGTACGGTGTATTACCGTAAGGAAGAACTACCTGAGATTCGTGAGTATCTTGCGAAGAACTACAAGGATAATCATAAGTCTCTGTCGTTCTTGCTGCATAATGAGCATGGATTTGACCAAGCACCTATGCAAGAGATTACTGAAGAACAGTTCAATACTCTTGTAGCTAATACAAAGATCATTGGAGCAGTTACAGGCTCTGTTGATTTTGATGGTGCAGATGAATGTGCTTCTGGCGTTTGCCCAATTAAGTAAATAAGAATAAACCTCCCTGAAATACGGGAGGTGTTTTGCTACGGAGAGTTTATGGAGAAATTGTTGGATGTCTTTTACTACGATGAAACATCACCATCATTTCTACGGTGGAAAGTTAAGACAGGTAAAGTTAACAAAGGTGATGTTGCTGGTTGTCTAGCACATGGTTGTGACTATTATAGAGTTCGTTACAATAAGAAATTGTACAGGTGTCATAGAGTAATTTGGTATCTATTCAACAAGAGTATTGATGACGATCTTCAAGTTGACCATATAAATGGTGTTAGTACAGATAACCACATTTCAAATCTAAGGTTGGTTACTAATCAACAAAATGGGCAGAACGTGAAGAAGCACTCTACAAATACATCAGGTGTTGTTGGTGTTTGCTTAGATTCAATTAGGAACAGATGGATATCCCAATGGTACGACCTTAGCGGTAATGGTAGACGTAAGGTCTTCAATATAAATAAATACGGTTATGATTTAGCATTTCAACTTGCTTGTGAGTACAGGTGCAGAATGATTAAAGAACTAAACTCAGAAGGTTGTGATTATACAGATAGACATGGAATATAAAATAAAGCCCTCGTACCTTAATCGGTCGAGGGCTTTTCTACATCCAAGTTTTATATCTACTTACAACTATCTACAGCAACCTCAAGTTCTTTAGTATATCCAAGAAATAACTTTCGATCTGCAAGAAGTACTTTCACTTGCTGAAAGATATCCTCTCCAATTTGTAAATCATTAAATGAAAATGAAGGTTTCTTTATAGGTTCTACTTTGCAAGGAACTTGAACAGGAATAAGTACCTCTTGTACTTTCGGTACACAGGAACATCCTGCAAGAAAGCATAATACCAATATACAGATTATATTCTTCATTTATCTTCTCTTTCCTGCAGGATTATCTTATCAATAAGCAAAGAGGCTTCCTTACAAGTATCTGAAGAATTGGGTTTAGTAAGTAGTATCAGATTAGCTTGACTTCCTTGCTTATCTGAATAACTCCTTGCTTTAGCTACTCCTTGCAAGTAAATCTTACTCCTAGCTACAGAACTTTCTTGCAATTTAAGAATAGCTTCATTTTGTTTATTTGAAGAAACAGCTAATGAGTTGTAAGCATCTTCAAATTCCTTAGTATGCAATAAAGCAATCTCTAGTTTAGGTGCATAATACATCTGAGTAAAGTAATACCCTGAGTAAGTAAAGAGTGCTGCAAAGATACCTACAAAGATTAATTTAGCAATAAGTTTATATTGCTCAGGAATTAGCATTGATAAATAGTTCATTGCAATCCTTGTAGATAAACTGTCTTACCATTTACCTTCATAGCAGTCAAGATGCTTCTTCGATTGTTACCTTGATTAAAACTGATATGTACCCACTCCCCAAACTCTTGAATGATTTGATCAAATTCAATACCAGAGTCAATAATCAATTTACAAATATCTTTAGGTTGCATTCCTTTTACTGAGAAATCTGCTGCTTGACCTTTAAGATGCTGTGAAGTAGAACTACCTCCAACTGCTTTATTTAATGCAACACAACGATACCCTGAAAATGTTACAATTGGTTTATCTAGCAAGTCCCTAATAGGTTGTAAGGTATTATTTACTAAGTGAGTTAAATTAATAATCTCTTTTTCACTTGGATAGTTTTTAATCCCTAAAGAAACAGCCTTTCGGCTGTCACATAGTTCAGCTAGTGAAAAGTTCTTACTTAGCTGAATCATCTTTAAGGCCAATCTTATCTGTAGTGACTACAGTTAGTACTAGATTGACTGCAGTGATAATACCTGCAGCAACTAGATTAGCTACTTCAGGTGTAATTGGAATTGCTACTCCAAATGCACTTGCTGTATTTACGGCAGCTAGAATTACGCCAGCAAGTACTGTAGAGCTAATCTGGCCTGTCTTCCATGCAGTAGGGTTAGCTACAGAATATCCTTGTTTAAACAGATTAAGCACTGATTGTACCTTATTTACTGTATTTTCATTCATTTCATTTCTCCTTGATTACTCTTGAAAGAACATCCTTCACAGAATTTAGATTCATCAGCTTTCAATCTAAGTTCTAAATTATGCACTCGGTCCTTCATCTTCATTAACTCTTCAAGTAGTTTATTTATCTTTGAGTCTCTTTCTGCTATGATTTGATCTTTCTGATCTAGTTTCTTCTTTAGTACTTCTATACTCCCTTCGCAAGATTCTAAGTGCTCTACTTTGTGTCTTAATTCAAATACTTGTTCCTGAAGTACATTCCTTTGAATGTACATAGTATCAAGTTCAGTCCTTTGTTTCTGTACCATTTCTGATAGCTGTTGGTAAAGAAGACCCTGCGCTGAAGTCTCCTTTGACCAATTCCAGAACTTTACAATAAAAGGGATAATAACAAGTAGTAATATAATCAGAACTCCGAAGATAACTCCAGAGCCTGATGAAGTGGCTAGCACTGCTGCAGTTGTTGGGTCCATCGCTTTCCTTGTATCAATTTATTAATTAATATTTGCTACCTTTCGTAAAGTATTTACTGCCCCAAGAACTTTGCTTGAAAACGCGTAAGGCCTTGGCCGGCGGCGATGGTCGTCGCAACTGAGCTATAAACTCTGACTTTAAACCGGGTTCCTATGCCGTTAGCATACAAAATAATTGATGAGTTAACGGTATAAGCCTCTGTCGTCGCCGGTCTTAGCTCGTCGTACAAGACATAGGATGCCAACAAGTCATCGTCAAAAATCTCGATAAAATACCGCCCTGCGAGCATCGGTGCTTTGAATGTCAATGTCACCGACATCTCAACATAACCGGGCGTCTGCGGGAAATAGGTGTGATGAACGCCGGGCAGATAGACCCACCCGGCAGGTGCAACGTAACTGTTGAAATCAACAGTTGAAAAAACAGTTGCAGAAACTGATGTTTCCGCGTTAGCTGTCGCCAAATAAAGGCCGGGTACTGCCGTATAATTTTCTAGCCGTCTATTTTTATCCACAGCCTTTGAGTCTTGAGCCATAGCTTGCAGAAAGGTGTCTGCAAGATAATGTTCCCCTATTAAATTTGGATGAACTTCTAGTGGGTTTGAACTACCATGAGTTTCGGGATCATAACCAGAACTTGTATCAACGTGCATGATATTAAGACCATCACTCACAAGTTCAGCAATAACTTGACGGTGTATTAAATTGTATTTATCAACAACTAAATCACTACTTAATTCATGCGAGTAGTCCAACATACGGACTGTATTTGCGGAAAATACCATTGGGCAGGGATAAGCAACATTTGCCCCCCCATTCCCAGCTATATAGTCCAGATAGAATTCACCACCAGAAATATGCGTTATAACAACTTGATGGCTCTTGGTGCTTTGCAGGCCACCTATCCGTAGCAAATCCGGGCCATAGGTCATTGCTCCATGAGCAGTCCATGCCGTGTTAGTAAATGTACCGTAGTTTCGACCATCAATTGATACACTGAACACAGCGGGTGTACTTGTGCTACGAGTGTGCCCAATATAAACCGCATCACCCTTAACGGCTGCAGTGGCTGTCGATCCTGCTGTTAATGTGTACTTACTTGTACTCTTGTTGTCATACACAGTGGTTAAAGTTGTCCAAGTCCCTGAGTATGTAACGGAGGCTGAACTTGCTAACAGTTTGGCCAAGTGAGGTAACGACAACCATACCAGCATTGCTCTCAATAGTCCACGGTAAGATGCCAATCCGTTTGAGTCATCACCGTAAACTCTACCATCATTATAGCCTGTCATGGTGATGAATACATCATCTTTTGATGTAGTGGTATTGTAGATATTTGAACCCAAGTCAATTAGCAACCCACCTGAAATAGCTTTGTTTGTTATCGGCAGTCCCGTTGCCCTTGAAATGAAATTAGCAAAATTCTCAGTTGTGTAGCTACCAGAACTATCTACTCCGTAAGTAAAACTATCACCAAACGCTGTTAAAGTTGCACCTTTTTGAAATAAAGCACGTAGAGCGGCCCCAACAGTCGTAGGTGTTGCATCTGCATCTTGCTCATGCCCTAATTGATTAGATGCTGTAGAGAGTAATAGTTCCTGTCTAGTAGCCCCTTGATATACCGCCCATTTTGATGCTGCTAAATCCGTTGCAAACGTGCCTGCTGTGTGTGCAATTAAGCAGACGTAGACAATACCAGTATCAACAACAAGATCATTAGGTACATAGGCTGTAGAAGTAGTCCACCCCCCTCTACTATTAAATGTAGAATACCTTTGGTTTATTTCTGTATCTTTACGTGAAATAAAAGATGGTAATGTTTCAACTGCTCTTGGTGTTGCTTCGTTCGTCAGATAATTTCCGTTCTGATTCACAAAGATGTCCACTCGATCTTCGTTTTCATTGAATCTAGTTACTGCTTGATTAGCAGGTAATACAGCCATATCTTATCTCCTAGTTATTAAACTTCTATTCCATTGCTATTCACTACACCATTGATGTAATCTTTATCATTAGTGTAGTATCTATTGTCATAATTAACTGCCCTTACTGTAGATGTAAAATTATCCTGAGATTCTTTTTCACTTACTAGGAAAGCCATTTCTCTTGTATCTGAATTACCTACAATCATGTAAGTACATCTTGCAAATAGTTCATCATCTAAAGCAAGAGGTAATCTAGGTGCCCTTGATAGGATAACTTTGTTACTAGCAGAACCTTGAGTAATTGAAATACTATCTGTGCTTCCATCATGTAACTGAAGGAATATTGTATACTCAGGATACTTTGACATATCTACAGTTTGAGATAAGGTAAGTTGAAGTACATCTTGAGATACAACTTCACCATCTTGAGTACCAGTTCTAGTGTTATCAGCAACAAGAATTCTATCGTTTGTTACAAGTAAATCAGCCTCTTGGGTTGCTGTGAATTCAGTTACTACATTCTGATACCTAATCTTATTCCATTGTCTCCAAGCATGACTTCTAGCCTGAAGTAAATTACGAACACCTATACTTTCAATCTCTTTAGGATTAACTGCTGACCTATCTTCAGGTAAGTAATAAGTAACTAAAGCATCATCTGTAGGATCAGTGTATTGATAAGATACACCATCGAAATCGTCAAGAGTACCGAACCGAATACTTCTAGTTTCTGTTCCCGGTAGTTTATTTCTATGGTTGAACAATAAGGTACTATCTTCAGTTTCCTTTTCAAAGGAGAACTTAATAATATTACCTCTGCGGTAAGCTGTGCAGAAAGCAGCGTCAGCTAGGGATTTAATAGTCTCTTCAAATGAAAGATTATCTGAGTCAAAGGTATAGCAAAACTCAGAGCAATAATCACTTCCAAAATAAGATTTAACTTCTGCAACTGAATCATATATAGAATCAAAATCTATTTCATTAGGATTTCTATTGCCAATCCTACTATCTAGACAGATTGCGGAAGTAATATCTGCAATATCATTAGTACCGTGAAGTTCTGTTGTAAACGTACTTCCTGATATTCTTCTAGGTAACTTACGTTGGACAAGCATATTTAACTTACGGTCTTTAATTGCTAAAGCACCTGTAGTAGCATACGTTACTGCTTGAACTGTTGTAACATTGCCAAAGTTTAATTCAGTTGCAGGCCTACCAAAATATACGTCTCTCCACTTAATTTCATCAACTACTTGACCTTCAAAGGCTAAATTAGAAGGTGTTACTCGTCTAGCTCTTATACTATATCTTCCGGGAGAGGCTAAGTTAATGTCCAAGGTACTAGCTCTTGTACTCTGAGATACAGCAGAACCTTCAAGTATAGTGTTGAATAACTCGATAGCACCTCTTGGTGAGCCATCTGGATTAATCGGAGTAGCCTCAATTTGACATTCTACGTCAATTCTATATTGATTCTTACCGTCATCTGAGTACAGACCATTCAATGCTACAAAGTTAGATAATACTTTACTTAGATTTGATTTATCTAAGATAAACGGACCAACCCACTTATCTCCACTTGTTGAAAGAATTGGACTTATATGACCTGTCTCTGTGAGTGTATCCCACTCGGTATTTACTGACGCTGGAGAATCTAATGTTATTACTGTATCTGAAACAGATAGAATAGTATAAACACCATTTAAATCGAATAGTGCTTCACCACTTGATAATCTAATACCTGTATTAGTTCCACTCACGCCATTAGCAGAAGACCATTTTGGATTTATACTAGCAGGAGAAACTAATTCTACTTTGCAATAATAAACATCATATGGTTCAGCAGGTAGTTCAGGAACAACTTCTACAGTAACCAATGAAACATTTTCGATTTCATATATACCAGAAAGATCATAGAGTAGTGTAGTAGATAACGTATCTGTACCGTAAAATGATGCTCCTGTTAATGCACACTCTCTACCTATTTGATAAGCACTTGGTAAAACAGTAGAAGGTATTTCAAACGTAAAATAAGTAGGGCTAGCTACAATGAATCTAGTATCATATATATAATCAGAGTATACAGAAGACCTAGTTACGGTAAGAACATCACTTGCCGTGAATGTATTTGTAAAATCAAGACCAGTACATCGTATTTCATCAGGCGCAACGAACTTTATATTGTTACTACCAACAAGTGACTTATCATTTGGGCTGCGTAATACTTGACCATTTACCGAGTTTAATCTAGCTAAATCTAGTACAGGTGTTGCAATTGCAGTGCCTATAGAGAGTTGTGGAGTTCCAGAATTAGGAGAAGTAAATGGTGGATATATCTCTACAGAAGTACCGGCAATTTGTGAAACCCTTGTAGTATCATCTCTGATTTCGTTAGCAGGAATGTCATAGTAGCCTCTACCTACGCACATATAAGTATATTCTACTTCTTCATTATTTTTGAATATCTTATAAGGTACTTGTATCAAATCAGGAGTACTTCTTACAGTCCCATAAATATCAGGAATACGTGCATTAGGTCTAGCTTTATTTGATCTATCAGATAGTTCATTATTAGGGGATGCTGATTGAGTATTTCTGTTAGTTACTACAGGTACTTCTGGGGTTGCTGCTGCTGTGAGCATAACCACAGCAAGTAAGATAATCGCAGCATATACATAATAAACAGTATCAATACCAAATGCAGGATATACAACTACATATAAATCACCTTCAAGTGTATTAAGTCTATCAATATCTGCTTCACAATTAGGAGTTACATCTGTAGCAGCAGAGACATATTCATGATATATCTTTGCTGTTTCAGGGAATGTATTGAAATGCTCAGTAAGAAATTGACAAACATCATCAACTTCATATGTTTCCCAAGTATCAGGCTCTAATGCATTGAATGCTAAAGTTACAAGTTTCATTTATAAAATCCTACTCTATTAAATTCAATACTAGCTATGTCTAGTGGTTGATACTGCACTCCTGCTTTAGTTATATGCAACACCCTACCTCTTATATAAATACCTACGTGCGGTGTAGTACCTTTACGTTGCATAAGAACAATACAAGGTGATTCAGGTTTCTTGAGCCTAGTGAATACTCTTCTTAGATTATACTCAGCAACTTGTTCTCCAACAGGTGCTAATATTCCCCCAAACTTATTTGAAATATCTTCCCCTGTTAAACTTTGCCATACTTCACAAGCAAAGTGAGCACAATGATACTTTTTGCTGTATTCCCTATGAAAGAACTCATCAATAGACACAAGAATCTCCTTGAATTATAGGAATCCTCTGAGCATAGGGAACCTATCTAATTTATATATTTCACCAGTTTTTGCTACGTTCAATGAAGGTGCTCTTGCTTCAAAACTTGCACCTTCTCTGGTGAATGAAAAACTACTTACTTCTAAAGTAATAGGACCAAACAAAGGACTATTTAAATCATCTGACCTATATGTTCTATAAATAATTATAGGTTTTGTACTGAAAGAATTCGCTTGACTTACGGAATCTATTTCAGAAGGTATAATTTCACCTAAATCACCTATGCTTATATTTATAACTTGATCCAAGTCATCTCTAGCCCCTGCATTCTCAATTTTCAATGGATAGTAATCAAATACTACTGTACTTCCATTTTCAAGTTTAGCTGTAAGCCCATTAACTGAATTCCTAACTACTCTATATATCTTTGTAAAGTTAGGGTGAGATATTTCTAGAGTTTCGAGATGAACAATATTTGATCTAGAGTTTAGAAAGAATTCACTGTATCTACTCATAATACTTCAGGCCATTCTTCATTTACAATAACTTGTAGAATATCTTCAATTACAAATATATCTTTACCGAGTTCATTATACAAATAAGCAAAATCACCATTGTCTGTATCTTCATTTGGAGTTACTTCTAGTTGAGCACTAACCCAAAACGTTCTGCCTGATTGAGCAGATAATTGCATTGAATTAGGAATAAAATATACTTTATGCTCTGTAAGGAAATCTTCATCTAGGATTAAGTCAATAAGAAAAGGGGTTGCCCCCTTTCCGGTAATACCTCTGAAGAATGATCGAAGATATTTATATTCAACTTCCCCCATAACCCAAGATACATCCACTGTAGAAGTAGCTCCTAGGATATCTTTACGATACCTAGAAGAACCTCCATCTAATTTAATAGAAGCAACCTCTACACCATCTGAAACAGCATACGAAGAACTATCTGGAGGAATAACAAATTTTACTAAAGCCATATTATCTTCTCCGTTGAGTTTGAGTATTCTGATTGAGGGATTTAGACACAGAAGAATTAGGATTCTTAATCTGTGAAGCAACTACGCTTGGTGTTTCTTTTCTTACGATATTCTTAGCTTCATCTCTAGCGATAATTCTGATTTCATTAGCTGATAATTGCTCAACTTCAAAATCCTTAGAAGTACCATAATTCTCTACTTTTACATTAACTCCAGAAGAGTTACTTTGAGAGTTACTTCTAGGCATAGACAGAGAATTAAATGAAGGTGATACAATACCTCCATCAGCGTATCCACTATTACCTTTGCGCATTGATTCAACTATACCAACACCACCAGCCTTAGCAATATCTTCTTGGCTCCAAACAATTTCACCTTTGTGGACAGTGCCTGCCGGTTCATATTTTTCGCCGGCACCTGTGTAACCACCATCATAAAACTTACCTGCCGCACTTCCTGCTTCAGTAGCTGCAAACGCTTCACCTATACCAGCAGCCGCTGCTGGTCCATTAGCACCAAATGAAGCAAGAGATACAAGAGTTGCTGGTGTAGTCCAAGCTGTTGTCATTGCTGTAGCTGCCATTTCACTTGCAATTGTTACAGCAGCAATGGCTGCAAGAGCTACACCTAAATTAGTAGCTGTTGCTTCAGCACGTTCTTCATCCTTCTTGGAAGAGTCATCCCCAAGTAATTGAACCACTGCCCATTGTATGCCTACCTTAATTAAGCTAGAGAGTAATTCTTGGAGAACATTCTTAGAAAGATTTTGCATCATTGCGCCAAAACTCTCACCTGCAATTATTGAAGCAGCCATTGAACTTGCAATACCATCGGTAAGACTTGAGAACATAGTACCGATTGATTTGGCAATTCCATCTGCTAGGGTAGTAAACCCTTTTAATGATTCTCCAATACCAGCAAGAGCTATACTATTTGCATCACCATTTCCCATTTGATTCTGAAGACCTGCACTAGCAACGGTATTCTGAGTGGTCTTTGTTCTATATACTTCAGGAGTAATTACACCTTGTTTCAGAGCTAGATCATATGCTTTCTGTTGAGTAACTAGATTCTCTTTAGCAATCTGACCTTCTAACTTCAAGCTATTAATAGTCTCTTGAGCACTCTTACGACCTTCTGCTTTATTAACAGCCTCATCACGAAGTAATTTTAATTTCTCTTTTAGTACAGTGTTATGCTCTGTATTAGCAGCATTAATAGCATCAATATTCTGAAGATCAAACTTAGCGCCCGCAGAATCACCAAGATTACCATTTAACTCTAATACTTGAAGATTGATATCCTCTTGAAGTTTTCTATACTTCTCAAGAGATGCTAACTTCTTAACATCAATCTCAGTACTTGCAGCACCAGCTTTAGCTTCGTTCTCAGCTTGCTTTGCAATCAAGTCATTAATCTTACCTTGAATAGCTTCACGATCTTTACCAAGTACAGCTTTCTTCTTAGCATCTTCGTAAATTTCTATCTGAGATTTGAAATACTTATCTTGAGTTACCAGCCATTCATCTACAGCATTCTTCTGACCTGAGTAATAATCATCAATACTTAGTAGACTTTGCTTGTTGAATTCTTCAAGCATCTTTAGGCGGTTAGCGTAGATGGTTTCTTCTACTTTTGCTGCTGCAACTTCATCTCCAATTCTAGTTTTAAGGGCTGCTCTTGCTGTAGCGATTGCTTCGTTTTCTGCTTGGCTTCTGCGGTCTGATCCCTTGTCTCTTTCTTCCCGAGCACCCTTCATTGCCAATTCATAATCCTTAGCAAGTTTGTTCATTCTAGCTTGATCACCAACTGCGTTTGATATTGCTTTTGTATAAGCAAGTACAATATCTTTTACATCCTCTTGATACTTCTTATCCTTAGTACCTTTCTCTGAAAACTTTGAAAGAGATTCTTCTGCTTTCTTTGCTTCAGAGTATCCTGCTGCACCTTGAGCGTTCTGTTGTCTTCCTGTAGTATCAACACCACCCTTACCAAAGATTATCCCATCAACCAAATCACTACTCTCTTTTCGGATAATAGCAATTTGATACTTATAATCTTCCCATACTTTACTTATATTAAAAGGGTTAGCTAGGGCACTATACGCAGATATTGCTGTTTGACCCATTTCTCGTAGGACAGCTACCACAGCAACTGCAGATATTGCAATACCTTTTAGGGCATCAACAATCATAGAATTATTTGCAAACTTAACAATACTTTCCCAAGCATCACCACCTGCAATTTTTACTTGAATCCACAATTGTTCTAGTGGAGAAAGGGCATTATATTGATCTGTGGCAAGTTGCTGTAGGGCTGAAGAGTATAGTTCAACAGCTTGTTTATTTGCTTCTAGAATATTCCCTTGTTTTACTAATGAATTAATTGTTTCAAGAGTAGCTACACTAACCAATCCTGTGTTCTTTGCAAGTTCGGTTAACACTTTTACAGGGTCTTTACCGAGGTCAGAATATCTCTTTGCGATTTCAGATAGTGATTCACCTGTTACAGAGGAAAATTCAGTAGCAGCTTTACCGGCAACACCAAGAGAGTCTTTTGAGGATAACCCACCTTTGATCAACTCAGCAAAGAAACTCTTCATGTCATTAGAAGTAGCTCCTAGTTTAGCTGTTTCATTTGCTGTAGCAAGTAACTCGTCTCTTGTAATACCTAATACTGCACCGTATTGTAGCAAAGATGAAGTTGCTTCATTATTAGCTTTAATAGTTTGACCCATTGCAATTACTACAGAAGCAAAGGTAGCAATTACAGTAGCACCTGCAACAACTGCTAGACTTCGAATACTAGCCGCAGCAAAATCAAATGCTTTAGTGAGTAAGGATGTTTCACCAGTAATGCCAGCAACATATTTTCTACCTTTTTCGAGTAACTGCATTTGAGTATCGAAGAATATTGCTTTCTTACCTACTAATTCAAATGCACCACCTAGAAATGTACCTACAGCAATACCTACTTCTTTTACGGATGAAACTATCTGTGAGAAGGCACTATTCATTACATTCTTTAGATCAAGACCATCTCTTCCTGCTTGGGAAATTAGGCCACGAATTTGGTCCATTTGTTGTATCATTACAATTAATGGGTTTTGCCCACTGGCTAATGACACACCTATATCGCCCATTTGGACTGACACGCCTCTGGCTATATAGTCACCCATTCGTTTATTTTCAGATGCAGTAATTTGTGCTTGTGCAGCCTTAAACTTCTGTAACTTTGCTGCTGCTGCTTCACCAGTAATACCAGCTAATCTCAAGTTACGTTCATAAGATCCTACGGCTAGAGCCGCCCTTTCGTTTAAGTTTGCATTCTGAGACAAACCATCATTGATATGGGATACAGTTGCAAACAATCTTTCTTCTGCTGCTTGAACATTTCTTATAGCATTAGCATGATCTCTTTGACTACGTTCTCTTTCTTTCTCTGCTGTAATAAGAGTATTGACTTTTCTCGCTTGTTCTGTGTACGCAGTATTGTACTCCTTGATTGCATTTTTAATATCTGTGAAAGTAGTTCCTTCTTTACTTTTCATTAATTCAATAATGCGTTCTTTATCTCTTGTTAACTCCCGAGTTTGATTCCTTGTTAAAGCGGATTCTGCATTATACTGACGCATTGCCTCCCTAATCTCACCATACTGATTCTTTAATGCTACAAGACCAGACATTGATTTATCGAATGGGTCATTTCCTTGCAGTTTACGCTGTGTTTGCATCACAACGCCAATTTGATTTAACTCATCTGTCAATGCACCAGTCGCCTTGGCATAAGCCAGTACAGAGGACTGACCTTTGGAATAACCTTGGGTCATGAAATCTAATATGGATTTCTGTCTCTCTAGTACAGATAAACTAGAACTGGCTGTCTGCTGAGATTTGATTGCTGCTTGAGTAGCCTTTTCTTCAGCAGCAGCCTTCTTCTCCAATTCTGCAACAACCTTGCGGTTTGCCGATTCTTGAGCTAAACTTGTCTTTACATTTTCAGTGTTAACTTTCGCTGCAACAAGCGCAGCCTTGGTTTCTGCTTCTTTGGCTTTGGCTAACTGAACAGCAGCTTTTGCTTCTGCCTCCTTTGCTTTTGCAGCAGCTATCGCTGATTTAGCATCTTCGGCTGATACTTTATTAAGGGTTCCCATAGACTTTGCTAAAGCATCTATAGCCTCTTTTGCTAGTTTTAATTTCTCAGTATTTACGTCAAATACAAGCTGGGCTAAGTCCACAAATCTCTCCTTGGCTTCTTTCAAAGTCTGTTATTATTTTAATTAATTTATCCATACCAACATGCTCATCGGAATATTTAAGTTCTGTAGGAATTTGCATAAGGAAGTCATATCTGTATTTTACAGCAAGATACAGTGCTTTCTCTTGTCCATATTTTCTTATAGAGAATGATTTACTTCCTCTATCACCTGTGTCAGTAGATAGTGATATCCTGTAACTTCCTCTTTTAATTGTAATCCCAACAATACCTGTAGAATTTACCCGAGTGATTCTTTTATTTCTTGTATTAGTCTTCTGAGATACAATCCTTAAATTCTCAAGTCTATTATTCAGAGGATTACCATCAATATGATCTACAACGAAATGCTCAGGAATATCCCCATTTGTAATCATCCAAACAATTCTATGTACTTTCAATGTTTGTTTAATACCCTTGACCGTGACCTTCAATCTCCAGAAGAGTGGTTTTCCTTTTCTGGTATAAACCCCACCAGCAACAGAGTCCTTAGCTTTTGACAAAGCACCTTTATTCTTATAAGAACTTTCTTTATATTTTAGACCAGAAGGACTTTCCGTATCATAGTAAAATTTCTCAGAAAGGACTTCTTTTGTAGTAGTATTTACTCTAGTAGGCAACCTCTTATTAACAAGTTCCCAGGAAGGCTCAGGATTCTTGATGTAATATTCTTCTAGATCAATTGCCACGCTCTTAGAAAGATTCTCAGCCAGCTTGACAACATCGTATCCGCCTGATACACTTACAACATCTTTCCAATCCTTAGTCTTTCCTTGACCAGATTGATTTGCTCTAGTAGCCCTGCCGCTCCCTACATAGAACACTACACCATTATCTTTACGTTTATGTAGATACACATAACTGTCCATCTTATCTTGCATTGTTATTATTCCCTGATATAATCCCTGTAAATTGTAGGTAGCAATCAGCAGGATACACAGGGAGTATCTTTTCAAGTGGCCGCTCTATCTGATTGCTTAAAACTTAATTAACTTACATCTACAAACTATTGTAATTTGCACAGGTAAGTAAAATAAAAGAGGGTATCAATAATTAAATTAATACCCTCAAAGTTACCTCTTCTTGTTTTTAGTTTTATTTAAATCTTTCTCTGCTTGTTCTGCAAAGTATTCCATTGCTATACTATCTAGTATATTTAAAATCTCAACTTCCATCTCATCGTATTCTATTTTATACAAAGAAAAGTAAGCAAGAATTTCAGTATAAGTAATAGGTAATGCTCCATATCCGTTATTAAGTCTCTTCCTATTTAGATCAAGAAAATACTTCCAGATATATTGCATATCTTCAGGTAGCTCTACTAACTCAGATAGTTCTTTTGGAATAAATCCTTGTTGTCTAGCTACTGATTCAAGTTGTGCTCTTTTATTACCTAGGTTAAACTCTTGCTTTGCATAAGCAATTAACTCTTCAATGCTTTCGGAGTAAAATTTGCTACATTCTTAGCCTCTTCAATAATAAGATCACGAATCCATGAATGCTTACGAAGAACTTCTTCTGCTTTCTCTTTAGAGAATACTACTACTTTACCGTTCTCTGTGAAATTCTCCCAACCAATTAGGCGTACCAAAGTTGCTTCGATTGCTTCTTCTTCTGCATCATCAATTGAAATATCCCATTCTTTACCACGGCGTTTTGCTGCTTCCTGCTGAGATTTAAATTCCTTGTATTTGCGCTTACCATAGTTCTTCACAGTAGGGGATAGATCACCTAGAATAGTTAGCTTTGCATCTGATACTGTACCATCTGGGAGTGTTAATTCAAATGTATAACCGGCCTCGCCGGAAACAGAATAATCTTGTAGTGCTAAATCAAACGACATATGTTAGTATCCTTTATATAATTAGTAAGATTCCTTTGAGTACAACTAGGAACATAACTATATTATATCACAGATATTATAGAAGTCAAGAGAAATCTGTGATTTCGATAAGGAAGAGAAATTATAATTAATAATAAAAAGAAAACCCCTCCCAATTAAGAGAGGGGCTATACTTGTTAAATTACGCTTGGCTGTCTTGGATACTGATAGCTGAGTCAATCAAACCAGTAGCAACATTGTCGTTAAGTAGGGCAGTGAAATCAATACTAGAGACAATCCCATTTTCTGCATCGGCTGATGAAAAGCTACTTAGCTTGCATTTTGGTAGAACAAAAGTAACAAAATCAGCCGCTTTATCTGTACCTGAAGTCATTGCTACAACAAGGGATACTGCTGTTTCATTTGCAAAGTAGTCACGTAGAGCAGCATCAGAGAAGTAAGCAGACAGGCTACCAGTGATAGCAATCTTACCTACGAAGATATCACTTGTGTTATTAGAACCAATACACTGAGCACTTTCTTGAGCACGTTCAATATTGATATTACAATCAGTAATACAAGCACCTTCTGCACCATTGATAATCAAAGCACCTTGAACAGCAGTTAGAAGACCTGTAGTACTTGCTGCAGTAGGTGAAGTAAAGTAAGCTGAAGTACCTGTTTGTGCTAGGTCTTTACCCATGAATGAAAAGTCAGTAGTAACCATGCCTGTAGCTGGAAGCTGGATATTAGCTGAACCGACTTTAAGACCTGTGAAGACTTCTGACTGAGCAATATCAGCGTACCAAGATTCAATCGTGAAGCTCTGGTCGGTATGACCAGTCTTGGGGATGAATGTGGTCTTACCAGCAACTGTAGCAGTAACAGTAGCAATTGGACCTTCAGGTACTAGAGCAGTACTAGATAGTACCTTAACAGTCATTACTAGGGCAGTTTCGGAGATAACTAAAAGATTATTGCCTACGTTTGCTGCATTAAGACCTGCACCTGTTAGACGAATAACATTGCCTACTTTGATACCGTCAGTAATCCATGAACCTGCTGTGCGAGTAATTGTAAAGTTAGTACCAGATGCAGCAATAGTAATACTTACAGCAGCAGCGGGGGTTACAGCAGCAAAGTCTCGTGCTAGAATACTACCGAAGAAGTCTGCGTAAGAACCGGGAGATAATTCACCATTAAGAGAACCTTCAGCACTGCGAACGCCTGCGCGCATATCAGCAGTCATGTAGTCAGTACGGAGTTCAGAGGATTCGTATGTTTCTTTGGTTAAGTTCATATCACAAGTGGTGCGACGTAGAACTTTAGCCCCAGTGTTGCCAGCCAGTGTTCCCCAAGTTGTTTCTTTCTTATATGCTACTCGCTTATTAATTCCTAATGCTTTCATGTATTTCTCCAATTATTAACGTTAATTTAGTATTTGCAAATACTGATACTAAAGGGTATCATTCTGGTATATTGGATTACCAATCCTTCAAAACTAATAACTTTCGACAGTAAGTTGAATGCTGATAGGTACTACTAATCTATCTGAAGTAACTACACAACCAGCAATGTGAGGTGTATTCAGAATACTCACTCTAGTACTTCCTTCTTCAAAGCTAGTACCTTTACTGAATAATGAACGAATAGCTTCAGCAGTGGTTAATGAACTTACAGTTCCTATATTTAACTTATCAAGTACATATACATTAAATGTACAAGACTCTCTGTAGTAACTTCCACCTTTGCATTTATCATCAGGCTTACCTATAGTAAGATTGCATCTTAGATATTTACTTCCATCAGAGGGTGGAGTCATGGATACTGATTCCCATGCAATAGGTAATGAAGGAGATAAAGTTTTAAGTCTAGTTTCGACTAACTTCTTTGTTGTTATGATTGCTGACATGTTTCTCCTTATCCGGCTTCATAATACCTTTTAAAATCTGATTCATTAGCGGCCTTAATCTGATCTAGAGTAGGTTGCATAATACCGTCTGGTGCTTGCGGGGAATATCCACCTTCAAGTTCAGCTATATAAGGTGCAGCATTACCTATCTTAAACGATTGACCTAACTGATAACCTTGAACATCCATATTTGCATCAGCAACAGCAGACATTCCAGATTGCTTACCGTAAGAAGGTATAAACTGCAAGTCTCCATTTAGGGCAACCACCCAAGCACCTTGAGATACACCTTCTATTGGGTCAAGATTAAGTCTTTCTTGTCTTAGTTTATATAACTCAGCAAACTTCTCAGCGTCACCTAAAGGGGTGTTTTCAGTTGCAGCTTGAACTACATCTACAGCAAACTGCTCTACCATGTACTCTAATTTGCGCTGAACCTCTTTACTGTACTCTTCTAATTGTTTACTGATTGCCTCTGCATTACTTCCAGTAATCATGGATTAACCTTTGAAACAAATAACTTTATAGATTACAATCTCACCCTGAGCTACATGCTCACGTACAGAATCTACTGTGTAGGTAACTCCTGAACGAATAACTTTATCTTGAGGTAATGGTTTAGTAGATAAATCTGTAGCTACAATAAGATACTCCATAACTTCCTTAGAGATTAACGAAGGATAATTGTACTGATTTACTCTTACATTCTTTGGGAAAGCAATTAATGAAGTAGATACTTCAGTATTTGTAGAAGTGCCTGTAGATGTATCGTATTCTCCTTCGGTTACTCTTACGTAGGATATACTAATCCCGTTAGGATATATAAGTTCCTTAGCTGCTCGTATAAATTCATTCATGATTACACCAAGAATGGATTATCATTATAATCATAGGTACTCTGCTGCAAAGGACTTACGGCAAGTGAAGGAATGTTGTTATCAACATTATTATTGTTCTCTTGCATCTCACTGACTGAAACATTTCCTGCCCACCCATTTGCACTATTGTAAAGTGGATTCAGAGACGGATCACGCAAGTAAAGAGCAAGTGCTTGACGATATTCAGAGGCGGATTTCGATGATTTTATGCTCAAAATATCAACGACCTTGTCAGAACCATCCATACTTAGTCGAAATAATATTGCCTTGCAGCAATCTACTGATGTTCTTGGAACAGACCCCTCGTTCTTTTCAAGATAATAAATTATGGTACTGTCATCTAAGATATATAAGCCCGGTCCTGCGTTGTCGTTTAATTCATATCTGATCGCCTGAATTAACTCAGGGGTTGCATACGCCATATTATTACCTCAAAAGAAAGCCTCCAAAAAGGAGGCTCTTGTTATTATATTGTAGGTTTGTTATAGTACAACTCTTCCATTTGTTTTTCGCCACTCACAGGCTAGACGGAAGGCTTCATCGTAGCCGTATTTATTGATGGAGAATCCTTTATATTTACTTTTATTATTCTGATCTTTGTAAGATACTCTGAAATACTTAACGCCATTTGATGCATCAGTTTGAACAGTTACACCATTCGGAAACTCTTTATAAAGTAGTTCTTTGTATTTTAAATTGAACTCATTTAACAATCTCACACATTCATCTGGGGATTCTTCAACAAACCACATTGCGTTTCTATAATCAATAGCCATTTGTTTTGCAGCAGTGCCATACTTACCAACGGAGAATGATTTTGAATGCTGTTTCAAACTTTTGCACCAAGTTGCTTCAAAACAATCTTTATCTGACTTGTACCTAACTCCTATCACATCACATGAATTTAAACTACTATAATCAGGCGAATGCCTTTTAGTCTTTCTCATATTTTCTTTGTGAGTGACTGCTTCTAGGTTCTCTATAGCGTTATTAGTAACATCAGAATCTATGTGGTTTATAACATAACCATCTGGGATTTCGCCATAATGCATTGTCCATATAAGCCTGTGCGTTCTATATGACTTACCATTTATAGAAATAATAAAGTAGCCATGACAAGACGGAGAACCTGCAGGCGAATGAGCCTTATACAGCCAATTACCTCTGTCAGACGCCCACCTTAAGTATGTTGGACTTGAAGGATCATAGTAGACTTGTTTTGATGCTTCAAGCAAATTATCTTTGACTTTACAATTAAATATAGAATTTACAAGATCAGGATAATTACCAGATGTTATTAGTTCCTCTTCCAAGGAAAGAGCCTCTGTAGAAGTTAGACTGTCTCTGTAAATCTCAACATCAAATGAACAATTGTTTACAGAGAGGTATTCATGCCAGTTTTTACCACGGCTATCTTTTAGATATGGTCGTTTTATATTTCCTTTGCCAATATAGAATATCTCTTCTGTGTTTGGATTTCTGTGAAAATAGACACAGAATCTCTTATCATTATTCATACAATTACATCTCCCGAACGATTTTATTGGGAGTTCCTTATCTATGTACGGGCATAGAAACAGTTTGCAGACTGCTTTCAGGAACATTGATCTAGGCTGCAACCTAGCTGCAAAATTAATATTATCTCATAGATAACTCTTAAAGTAAAGAATAATCTATGAGATAAACCCTCCGAAGAGGGTTTGTAATCTAATTAAAGATTAATTACTGGAGAAACCACGTGCTACAAAGTTTGGCTTACGTAGAACATTTAGCATGTTCATCTCAGCTTCTACAGTGATTTCGGTTGCGCGCATATCATCAAAAGTCCAGACATAACCCTTTTCGGCAACAGTATTGATGTAACCAAAACGTGCAGCAGGGGAGAAGTAAGTAACAAAAGAGCCGCCGTCGTCTTGAGCAACAAATACACAATCACCAGCAGTTACTAGAGCCTCACCAGCTAAGATCGTAGGCACTTCGATGAATTCAATATTGCCAAAGGATAGGCGGCGATATAGACCAGCACCACCTGCGCGTTGTTGGGTAATATTGTATTGACCAACTTGCTGATAGATGTGGGTTTGTGTTACCTTTGCGTGTGCCACAAGTTTCGCAAAGAAGGCTGGTGAAGCAAAACCAAGTACGCGGGTGATGATCTGACCTTCAGAAGCAGATGCTTGGAAACCTGCGACAACTTCTTCACATTTTGCAATAATATCACTGGTGCCAGTACCAAGCACAAAGTCGATTTCGTTACGGGTTAGACCAAAGTCACTGTAGTAGTCAGCAACAA